AGAACCACCACCAGAGGAAGAACCACCACCAGAGGAAGAACCACCACCAGAGGATCCACCAGAAGAACTGGAAGAAGAAGCAGGCTTGCTGCTACCACCACGAACATCTTTCAGAAGACCATCCAGTTTACCCTTGGTTCCGTCATCACTAGAAGAACTAGACGATGCGGGTTTCGATTGAGGTTTGGTCTGAGACATTGCTTGTCTCTTCGCTTTGATGCGTCCTGCTTCATAACCACCTTTAGCAGCACCAGCGACCTCACCTGCGGCAGCGGCACCCTTAACGGCAGCTTTCTTGGCAAGAGAAGCACCACCTCTGGCAGCAGCACTGACTGCCTTACCAGCAGTCTGAGCACCCTTCTTAATGGCAGGAGCAGCTCTCTTTGCCATCTCCTTGGCACGTCCAGCAGCAGCACTACCAGCAGACTTGATAGCAGAACCTGCTTTCTTCAGAGCACCGACAACCTTGTCCCTTCTAATAGAACGGGCATTTGCCTTAGATTGTGCTACGGCAGAAGCATAACGATCTTCCAGAAGAACATCATCAAAATACTCAACTGCTTCAGTCAGAATACCTTCCTGCTCCATCTCCTCAAAGATGTCAAAGGCAAAGTGCAGCAGTTCCTCTTCGGTCAGTTCGTCAAAGATAGCATCGTTCAACAGATGATCAATGTCGAACGCTTCTTTCTTACTGTTACCCCAGTTGTCAGCACCCTTCTTACGGCACTGAACCAGACGACCAGAAGCATATGCAGAAGGCCAAACCTTTGCACTTGCTTTTACCTTATGGTAGCAAGCATCTTTCTTACCCTCTTCCTCAACCTGCTCTACGTCTTCTTTGACAGAGGGTGCCATAACACCCATCTTTTTATCATACTTGACGTTGGTTTTCTTTGCTGGTTTAGCATCTTTGATGCTAGGAGCACCCGTCATGTCTGCTTCAGAGACAGTTTCTTCTTTGTAGTTGTCTCTTGCTTTCTCATCTGCCATCTTGGAGAAACGCTCTTTCTCTTTCTGACTAGAAATAGCACTTACAATTTTGGCAGACTTGGTTTGTGCTTCCTCTTTCTTTTTGCCTTTTGAAGCAAGAGAAGTGCGTGCCAGGTTTCCAGCACGGCGATACATTGCTGTTTCTTTTTTCTTATCAATTGCCTTGTAACCTTCTTCAACTTCAGTCTCTTCAGCAGTCGGTTGCTGTTCTGATTTCTTTTTCATTGCGTTGGCAGCAAGTGCCTTAGCACCCATCTTAGCAGCACCCAGTGCTACTTTGGCAACAACAGGAGCAATCTCATCAACCTGCTCAACTTCTTCAGTCTGAGATACCTTGCCCTTCAGGGAAGCGTCGATGGCACCACTACCACCCTTTGCTTTCTTCTCGGAACCTCTAGGGTTGTATTCACCAGCAGCACCTTCCTTATCCTTTTCAGGTGCCTTGCTACCAGGCTTCAGATAGGTGGCATTGTTCTTAGAATACTCAAGCAGTTTGAGAGCAATAGCAGCTGCCTGTCTCTTCTCACCAGACAGAGCATTCTCACTCAGTCTTGGATTGACTGCCTTCAGTGCAATCTTAAACTGGGTGGCAAATGTTTCGTCATCAAACATATTGGCAAGTGCCTGTTCAGGCAATGCCTCTACAATATTATCTACTTCTCTAGCATTGTTAGAGACATATCCCTCATCAATAAGGAATTTTGAAATATTCAAAAATGCTTCACAGATCTCCTCGTTCATAGCAGAGAGTCTCTTGGCATAGAATGACTCTCTACGAACTAGTTGATAAAATCTTTGGTTATAATCGTTAGGCGACATGTCCCTATCAATAAAGTTCTTCTCCCTTTATTTATTCATTAAGAGTTCCATGCCTTCTGCGAATCTCACGCAGCTCTTCAAAGTCTTTGTTTTTGGTTCCACCGTCATACTCCCAGGCATAACCAGCAGCAATCATTTGCTCGTTGATTGAGATGGTGTTGTCTCCAATGTAGAGCCATCCCAAGAGTCTGCCGTATTTACCAGTACCCCCAACAAGCTCAGTCCTAATAACGAGATCATCATCACCAGCGACTGCACCAGTGAGCTTGTCCTTGATCCAGTTGGTTGCATCGATGCCAAGTGCCTTCTCTTCAAGGTTGCGTGTTCGTTTCTCTGGCGTATCGACTCCTGCAACCCTGACTCTTTCTTTCTTATAAAGGTCGAAACCCAGGTCAATAGTGACATCAATTGTGTCTCCGTCTACAACTCTATTGATCTTAATAACTCTAAAATTATAGCAGGACTTTCTGCTAGGAGGTGTCATAGCTCCCATAATTTTTTTAACTATCAGTAGTCTTTATTTATAGATGGTGCTTTGCAAATACTCAATTGTCGTAGGTTGTTTCTCTAAAAATTCACAAAGATTCTTGTACCTATTAATCCATCTACTCTTTTTAACATTCATATCTTTCTTAATCGCAGGACCATATCTATCAATCAAATCCTTTCTCATCTCTTCTCTGTCATATCCAAGCGGTAATACCTGAGCACCGAAAGCAATGTAGGGAAGACCTGTGAAGATAGTCTTCCATCCACCCTGTAAGAAGAAGTCACTTACTTCATATTCTTTTTCTTCTGTAACGTACTTCCAATAAGGTGTATTATTTCTACTAGAGCAATAGTAATGTGCCGCTACAAAACCAGACATGCCAGTGAGAACACCCTTACATACCTGATTCAAGGAATCTCTATCTACAGATCCTATGATACCACCTCTCCTAGTTAATACCGCAATCAAATGCTTAATCACTTCATGAGTTGTAAGTAGTCCAGTTGACTCAAGTGGTTCTAGGAATCCATAAGATAGTCCGATGGCAAGAACATTTTTATGCCATGCCTTTTCATGAATGCCGTGTCGAAAAGTAATGTGTCTACACTCTACCTCTTCCCCAATGTGATCTTTAAACTCTCTTTCCGCTTCTGTGGGTGTAAGGAACTTATCAGAATACACATACCCCTTACCCATTCTCGACCACAGGGGAGTTGTCCATACCCAACCACTACTTAATCCATAACAGTTTGTATAATTTTTAAGTTCTTCCTCTTTGTTTTTATAATCAACTCTTGCTACCACAGCACGATTATTAATTAGATTATCAAACTCATTGAACTCTACACCCAAAGATCTTTCTAAAAGTAAAGACTTAAATCCAGTGCAATCAATATAAAGATCTGCTTCAATCACTCCAGATGGAGTAGTCAGACATTCAATACCACGAGTATTCAATACTGGTTTTACATCAGCGATAATATGTTCTATTCTACCAACACATATTCTATCCCTCAACCAATTGCCAAACTTGGTTGCATCTAGATGATAAGCAGTATGTTTTATAATGCGATCAAACAATTTGTTTGATTCTGCAACTGTAGTCATATCATTGTAATATTTTTGAAAGCTTAGTGGATGACTAAACTCATCATGAAAACATGACAGCGCAAAAATATCATCAAATCCATTCTGTTTATCACCCAGTTCTACTGGACCGAATGGATAATGAACCGTTTTATCACTATAGAAAAAATTGTCAAATCCTATCGAAGTTTTATAGGTGGCATCACATTCTGCCATCCAGTCTTCATCAGATATTCCAATGAAGTCTAGAAAAGTACGGAACTGCTCAAGGGTAGATTCCCCAACACCAATAGTAGGGACAGTATCTGACTCTACTAAAGTTACTTTTATGTTGGGAACACGTTGAACTAAAGCAGCGGCAGTCAACCACCCAGAGGTGCCACCTCCGACGATGCAAATTTTCTCAACTTTCATTTTGTAGAATCATACTTATACTTTAGTGCTTGCAATCTCCAAGCCTGAGACAGACTATGGGGTCCATGCTTCAGAAGATTTCTTTCTTCCTCTTGCAGGACCCACCTATCTAGCATGTCTTGTTTCCAATCAGAGTTTGAATCCTGAGAAGGTGTCTTTTTTGACATCTTGTTTGATACCTCCAATCATGTAAGATTCCACTTCTGTTTCTTGGGGTGCTACCTGAAGACCCTTAGAAGAAATCCAATGCTCAGTCCAAGGAAGTGGGTTGTTCTTAGCAGAGATATCATAAAGTGGTTTAAGACCAATTGCTTTAAGACGACGATTGGCAACCCACTCAACATACTGACACAGCAGTTTGTCATTGAGACCAATCATGGAACCCTCTTTGAACAGATACTCTGCCCAACGACGTTCTTGATCTACACAGTTTCTAAATGCATCATACAACCAGTCTTGTTCTTCTTCCCAGATTTTTTTCATCTCTGGATCATCACCATCTCTCCACTTGTTTAAGATGTTTTGTGTGATGACCATGTGTTGATTCTCGTCTCTGGCGATAAGGCTAATGATTTTAGCCGATCCCTCCATAAGCTTAAGCTCTCCAAATGCGAACGAACATGCGAAGGAGACATAGAACCTAATTCCTTCCAGGATGTTAACGGTTGCGACAGCTCTAAAGAGTTTTCTCTTGAGTTCATACCTTGCTTTGTGTGCGTAATCAACACCTTCCAAAGCGTGTACCCACTCTTGTGAATTGTCATACTCGTGGGCAAGATTGATAAATTCATCATAGGCAGCGGTGACCGATGCTGCTCTCTCCATGATTTGTGGATCTTGTAAGATCGTATCAAATACTTCAGAGGTGTTTGGATAGACGTTCTTAATGATGTATGTGTAAGAACGTGAGTGGATCATCTCCATAAACTCCCACACACCCATACATGCTTCCAATTCTGGAAGGGAGCAGTAGGGGGTGAATGCCATACCAGGACCACGACCCTGAACAGAATCAAGCATAATCTGATACTTCAGATTAGAAGTAAAGATGTGCTTCTGCTCAGGACGAAGTGTTTGGTAATCGGAGCGATCCTTTTGAAGGGAGACCTCCTCAGGTCTCCAAAAATAACTTAGTTGTTGTTGGGTTAACTTTTCAAAAACTGGATATTTGTAGGAGTCGTATCTCTGAACTCCAAGTGGTTTGCCAAAAAACATTGGTTGCTTCTTGGTGTCAACTTCTTCAGCATTGAAGACGGTCATTGCTTGTACTGCTGACCCCTCTTTAATATTCTTTTTAAACTGCACAGGACTCACAAGTATCCTCCTCTGTGGTTAAAATTTCGTTTAGCAGACTATCCAGTTGTTGATTAGTTTCCTTGGTTTCTTCTACCTCATCTGACTTTAGATCGTGGGTGTTTTGATAGTAGGAAGTTTTCCAACCATACTTATATGTAGTTAGAAAATCATTTGCCATCACACTCACTGGGACTTCATTATCTGGATACTGTTCTGGGTTGTAACTCCAGTTTCCACTGATGGCTTGATCGAAGAATTTCTGCATGACTGCAACCACATTGATGTAGCCAGTGTTATTAGGCATGTCCCAAAGAAGAGTGTAACTATTCTTGAGCGTATTGTATTGAGGTACAATTTGCTTGAGGGGACCTTTCTTCGACTTCTTAATGGACAAGTATCCACGAGGAGGCTCGATTCCATTGGTAGCGTTTGACACAACGGAACTGCTCTCCGAAGGCATCTGTGCGGACAGAGTGCTGTGTCTGAGCCCATAGAGTTGGATACAATTCCTAAGATACTCCCAATCATAGTTTAACTTGTTCGGAACGATTTCGTCTACGTCTTTTTTATATGTATCAATAGGAAGAATACCTCTTGAATACTTGGTTCTTTCAAATCCTTCACAGGGTCCCTTCTCTCTAGCAATCTCACATGAAGACTTGAGAAGACAGAACTGGAAGACCTCTGTCAAATCATGAACTAGTTGCCATGCTTCAGGATCATCATACTTCACACCATGCTTGGCAAGGTAATGTGCCAAACCAATGTATCCAATGCCCAGAGAACGACGAGCAAGGGTGCTTCTCTTAGCAGCCTCTACAGGATAGTTCTGATAGTCAATCAACTCCTCCAGACCCCTCACAGCGAGGTCACAGAGTTCTTCCAAATCTTCTAGCTGTTTCAACTTACCAACGTTGATAGCAGACAGAATGCACAGAGCAATCTCACCTTTAGAATCATCAATATGATCAACTGGTTCTGTAGGGAGAGTGATCTCCTGGCACAAGTTACTCATGTTCACTTTATCATCAAAGGAACTATGAGAGTTGCAGTGGTCGATGTTCATGATGTACAAACGACCAGTCTCTGCACGTTCCTTCAGGATGTCAAGGATGAGTTTCTGTGCTCCGATAGTCTTGCGAGGAATAGACTCGTCTCGTTCATAACCCACATAGAGATCGTCAAATGAATCAGTACCAAAAGCGTCATAGAGACCTGGTACGTCATGCGGTGAGAAGAGGCTAATCTCTTCATTCTTAATGAAACGTTCGTAGAAAAGTTTTGAAATCTGGATTGAGTAGTCAAGTTTTCTAACACGGTTATCCTCAGTGCCTTTGTTGTTCTTCAGAACAATGATGTCTTCTATCTCTTGGTGCCAGATTGGGAAGTGGACAGTCGCTGAGCCACCACGAATTCCATTCTGTGTACAGCAGCGGACAGTTGACTCAAACTTTTTAAGGAATGGTACAACACCTGTGTGTTGAACTTCTCCCCCTCGGATCTTAGCGTTGATGCCACGGATTCTGCCTGCGTTGATACCGATGCCCGCCCTTTGTGCAACATATCTGCCGATAGCCATATCAGAACTAAAGATGCTATCGAGGGTGTCATCAACATCAACAAGCACACAGCTAGCAAATTGTCGAAGTGGAGTTCGCACTCCTGCCATGATAGGTGTGGGAATGTTGATTTTGTGTCTGGAGATTGCGTCATAGTATCTCTTAACGTAGTCCAGTCTTGTCTCTACAGGATACTTGGCAAACAAGGTTGCAGAGATCAGCAAATACATGAACTGAGGTGTCTCATACACTGCCCCAGTGCTTCTATCCTGCACTAGGTATTTATCTACAACCTGCCTCAAACCAGCATAAGTGAACAGCAAATCACGATCGTGGTCGATGAATGTTTGCATCTTCACAAAATCTTCTTCTGTGTAAGATTTCAGAATAGCTTGGTCATAAACACCATTTTCTACACACTTCTTGGTGTGAGCGTAGAGTTCAGGAGTGTCATGCATACGACCATACAGACTCTTCCTCAATGCGAACAGAAGCAAACGTGCTGCAACAAATTGATAGTTTGGTGTTTCCAAATCAATCAAGTCACTAGCAGCACGAATCAGGATCTCCTGAATTTCTGCTGTTGTAATACCGTCATAGAACTGAATACCAGACTTCATCTCAACCTGACTGGCAGAGACACCTGCAAGTCCTTTACATGCCTCATCAACCATGAGATGCATCTTCTCTAGATCCAGAGATTCAATGCGACCATCTCTCTTCTTAACCTTGATCCCGTTGCTCATACCTTTTTCCACTCAGTAAATTTTAATTTTGCTTCTAACCCAGAATATGTATTTGATTCTACCAGAGATTGAACATCGTGTCCAGCAAGAACCATATCATTGATGTCTTTTTCTTTTATGTTACTTGGCCAGATGACGACCCTTTGCCCTCCTGATATGCATTTGTCAATACGATTAACAATTTCTCGATTACGGGGTTCGTTATCGTAAACAAGAACAACATCGCTTCCTTCAAGACAACTAACGTCACCGTCACTGCCACACAGAGCCACACTATTGTTGAGGAAAGTGCTGTCAAAGGGTCCTTCGACCACATAGACTGGTAGTTTTTTATTGATACCGTCAAGTCCATAAATTTTTGGTTCATCCTCATCCAACATGATGGTAATATATTTAATCGAGTTCTTTCTTAGAGATCTTCCTTGAAATCCGATTAGGTTTTTATTTCGATATAAAGGAATTACAATCCTAGGCTCTTCAAGAACATTGTCTGCAAAAGTTTGTTTATACGAATTAACAAACTCCTTAAACTTCTCAGCAAAATAAAATTGCTTCGGGTCAATCTTTCGTTTCTCAAGATAGGTTCTACCACTTTCCACTTCAGAGCATAAAGGGAGAACGATACTGGTCTTAAACGTAGGTTTCTTAAAATCAAATTTAGGCTCATCTGCAACGAAATTCTTACCTGTGAATCCTTCCTTAAACTTTTCCATGGTGTATTCACCATGAAGCGTTGAGTCAACCTTCTTCAGAAAGTTATTAAACGACATTGAAGCACCACAATTATGGCACTTGAAATTAGTGTTTGTTTTTACTGCGTAAAGATAACCCCTAGCTTTGTTCCTATTCTTCTGAGAATCTCCACAGATAGGACACCTAAAATTATAGAGGTTAGGTTTTACTCTCTTAAATTTTTGAAGTCTTGATGATATAAGACCAACGTATTTCGAATCAATTAGATCCATTCACCAGAGTATTCCCTGGCACTATCATACTCGTTTGTACTGGTGGTGTCAAGACTTGAGATAAAATCCTTTGTCCAATGGGGGAGAGCATCACACTAACAACTGCTAATGCTCCTGCGATGCTCCACATCTTTTTTTCTAATACCCTCAACCTATCATCAATAAGACGGATATCTCTTTCACATCCTTTCTTGATTATATTAGTTTCTCTCTTTACTTGCTCGGATAATCTATCTAACTTCTCAAATAAAATTTCGTCTACTCTATCTTGCTTATCTAATTTTTCATTATGTACTGCAAGAAGTTTCCCCATTTGAATGGAGTTTTCTTGGAGACTATCTACAACTTTTTCTAACCTTTCAATTATTGCTGTGTTAAGATTTTGATCCATCCTTCGTCATCCACATTTTACGATATCCCTTCCCGTAAATGTATCTTTTCTTTTTCTTTTTTACTGGTGGTTGATCTGGTGGGAGTCCTGCAATAGCACCTCCGCTGGCATTGTTGGTAGGAGCACCAGCAAATCCAGCATCTTCATGAAAATATTCGATTATCTTTTGCAGTCTCTTATCCATTAGATTAATTGCAATTGCTCTAAGCAATAATCATCTTGTAAGATATTATCCAAATCAGAACGTGGATGCTCTGGAATTCTATTCAAAAATATTAAAAAACTTTTTGTTGATGACCAAAGTTCTTCGTCAAGTTTAAAGAATAAAAGAGGAACAGCGGCATCTCCAAATACATTAAAAAGAACAATCAGGTGATTGAGAATCAAATGTGTCCTCAACTCACCCGTGTTCTTATATCTTTTCAACAACCTCTTGACGTACTTGATACGCTTCAAGTCGTCTTCAAAGTCTTCCTTCGTGATTGCCTGGGGATTTTCGTAATTTTTAATAGCAAAAAGGAGATAGTTATTATCGTTCAAATCATCAAATCTCATTTAATCAGACATCAGTAGGATAATTAATACCGAATGCACCAGTTTGAATACCAGACATAGCAACCAGAGTTTCTTTCTTGACTCTCAAGTTACCGTGCATATCAATATATGTAGTAACACCGACCCATCCTTGATCTGCTCCTTGATAGGCAACAGAGTTTCCAGAAGTGTCTGTGGAAATACCATAGACGATTCTATCGTATCCACCAGCAAGTGCTTGGAATTCAATCAGAGCACCATCAGCAATCTCAGCAGTGACACCAGATGCTAAGGAAATAACCTTATCGCTATTGAATGTCAGTTGATCACCTGCACTGATTGCAGAAGAAATTGTGGAAGCAATACTGATTGTAGTAGCACCGATACTAAGGATCGTTGCCGAAACATCAATACCACCAACTTCAACATCAACACTGTCACTAGCAACGACACCAGCGGGAGCAACGACAGGAATCAAATCAGTACCAATACCAGCAGCCTGGTCAGCACTTGCAAGTGCAGTTCCAAGTCCAGCAAACTGAATGACAGATCCATCATTCAGAACACCTTGTCTAGCATGACCACCAACAGTCAGATTCAGACCAGCAACAGATTGGTCAATTGCAATATTGGCAGTACCAATAGCAACAGTTCCATTGACGGTTGCTTCTGCAATCGTTCTGTAAGATGGTTGAGTATCGTGCTTTTGACTATATTGATGATCCAGAACACTAGATTTTGGAAGTTCACTTACACCATACTGTGTAGCACCTGCACCGATAAGAGCAGGATTCAATCCAGCAGTTGAACCAATTGTAAGAACACGATCACTAGTAATACCGATAACAACGGCATCACCATAATATGTTCCTACTCCACCACGAACACCGAAACGGATAAGTTGTCCAACTGTAATATCAGTCGAAAAGGTTGTACCAGTTCCCGTTACGGTATTACCAGAAAGGCTTACGGTTCCAAAAGTCTGGATGTTATCGTCGTTACCCCAGAGAGCCATGTCTTAACTCGCAATTACGTTTTACCTAAGGATTATTTATAATCAACCAGCTTCACGATTTCTGATTGCAGCAGCAACAGCCTCAAGGAGTTTGTCGTCTGCATCGGTTTTGGTCAGTTTAACTGCCTTACCGAGAATATGCAAACAAATTTCGATAAGTTTTTCACCAAGTTCCGCATCATCGGGAATCTTAGCAATGGCAGCGTCAACAATCTTAGATGCTAATGGAAGTAAAAATGCCAACATGATTTTAAGAGCAGATAGCGCTCCTATTTATTCATCTCACTATTTGCTAAATCAATTATTGTATACACATAATACGAAACACCTGCCAAGAGAATGATCAACATGATGATCACACTCCAGACAGGTTCGTCAGTAATTACTTTTTCTGGGAAAGTCACTTCTTCTTGATTGACTTTCTAATGGCCTCGATTCTTTTTGCCATAGAGTCAACTTCGGGGACTGGTTCCGACTTTGACTTTGGATAACTACCAAGTCTTCTGTCCTTCAGATTATCATATGATTCTTCGTCAAACTCCTTTTTAGCATATCCCATCTTGGAACCATAGGGACGACGACCAGATGCTTTGTCCTTAGCACGAATTTCTGCCTGAGCACGGGCAGCTGCTGCACGACCTTCTTTGGTCTTTGGACGACCATACTTATCCCAGGATGCTTCCTTCATTGATCCACGAGTTCTTTCAGCCTTATCATGATCAAAGTTTGGATCCTTCATGGGATCATAATCCTTGAACAATTTAACTTTCTTACCCTTATATTTCGATGTTACTCTATCAGCGTATTCTTTAGGTGACTCACCAGGTTCTCTTGCCTCATCAACCTTTTTCTTCTCTAATTTATCAAGTGCTTTTTGATTTGCCTTGATTGCTTTGTCATATCCACCACCTGGTTTGCCAACACCACCATGCTTTCCACCAGGTCTACCGAATGGATCTTTCTCTTCTTTAACTTCAGGGTTGATGACGACCTTATTCTTTACCTTCTTTTCGGTAATTTCTTTCTCGTCATCAGTGCTCGCAACCGCAGTCGCTGCTTCCTCCTTTAGTTTTTTTTTTCGCGCAATAGCAGCACCAACTGCCTTGCGACGATTCAGGAGATACTTATCTGTCTTGTCATGATCACCGTCATTATCGATGTCCTTATCTTCCTTGCCCACAGCATCAAGTTTTTCGGACATGAAAACGTTTGCCATCGCACGAAGAGTGATGGTCTCAGAGTTTTCTTGGATAAAGTTATCAGACATTTCTACCAGATCCAGTCTTGTATATGTTTTTATTTATGAGGGATTTAACTTTGTCGTTAGGAGTCAACTTCTCAACGTACTTACGATAAGAATCAGTGCCCACTCCACGTTGGGAAGCGGGAACACCTGCCCTGTCGGTAAATGTTTCTGTGATATCACGAATCCAGGACTTAAACATCAGTCCCTCTTTGGTCACTGCGATGATGTGGTTAGCACCTTTACGAATAACACGACCAATCAAACCAGTATTGAGACTCTCAACAAGAGTTCCTACATTGAATACTTTTTCATTAATATAGTTCTCACGAAGACTCTTCCAATCAAACTTAGGAGCAATCTCCCAAGTCTCTGCCTTAACAGACATACTCTTACGAACAGTATTGAAGAGTTGTTGTGCAAGTTTTGGTTTTGTTCCTGGTGGAAGACCAGCGGCAAATCCTTCTGCGTCACCATCAATTGCTAACTTTCTAAGTTTAGATGCAGACATACCTTCGACGCCTTCAGCATCGGGGTCCCGCTCTCCTGCAGAGATGACGTTAATCTCATCAAAATTATAGAGTTGCCCGTTGTACTTATTTGCGAGGGTCTCAAACTCTTTCTGTCTATCAGCACCAACCACGATGTTGACACTGGCAAATCCTTCGACATCTGCTTGCTTCAATGCATCAAGAATAGTTTTAATGCTAGCATCAAATACAATGTTGTTAGCATGATCAGGGAACAACTGCTTCATGAACTCTACTTTAGTCTGAGAGTCCAGAGGATTTTTCTTTGCGTCCTGAGAGTGAGAGGGATAAACGTAATACTGTTCACCATCAGCAGTATCTGCAATGGTGTCTAAAAGTTTTGCGTGTCCAGCAGTTGGAGGATTGAAACGACCGAAACCAAGAGTGACTACCCCTCTAGTCTTTTCGACCTCCTGCTCAGGTTCGGCTTCTGGTGCAGCTTGTTGCGCTCCCTGATCATTGCCAGCAGGGGGTTCGTCGGGGAGTGCTTGTCTTGCTGCTGCTCCTGGTTTATCAGGATCTGTTCCAGCAGAGGGTCTCCTTCCACTGGAGAAAACCAATTTGCCATCGACTGTCCTCGCAACTACTTTACCGCTTGGATCTACCCAACCACCATGACCATCACCAGAAAGACCTAACCTCTTGGCTTGTCTGGCAGCTTGAGTAACACTTTCAGATAGAAATCTAGAAAAACTTTTCATTTATCCCAGGACTTCACAAGAGTAACATTGGCACGACGGAACTTATCATCTACTAGTTTGTAAGCACGATCATTGACGACAACATAACCCTCAGGATCACTGTGAACGAATCCACGATCAGTCTTCATGAAAGTGTCAATGGTGCGAACTTTATTGAGTTGATTTATGATGAGTTTCTTTACAGCACGAATATTGATATAGGATGCTACCGTGAAATAGATAGCGTTCTCATTTGCTGCGATGAACTTGAGTCCATCAGTTTTCATCTGTAAATATTTAGCCTTTGCAGCACTGGACTTCTTAGACAGCATCTCCTCGTTCATGCGGGCAGCAAAGAAACGTGCGAAGTCAGCAGCAACTCCACGAGTATTGACAAGTGCCTTACCTTTACGGACTTCTTTGTTGAAGAACTGTTTGAACATAACAGACATGACGAAACGAGATTCACCAGTCTGACCCAGAAGATCAAGGAAAGAAGATGCCTGCTTGAGAGAACCGATGGTACGGTTGATCTGACTCATGAACTTCCTAGCTTCACCAGGGGTAAAGCGAGAAATACCAGAAGCATCAGTGAAGTTGGCACTAGCAACAAACACATCCCTGGTGCTGGTAATCTCAGGTGCTTCGTATGCGACTTGAGCAGTCTGGATAGAAGGACCAGCATAGGTAGTGTGGAACACAATACCCATCTTTGCAATCAGAACTTGCTTGGCAAGTGGTGAGGAAAGAGGAACAGAGTATGTAACTGTATTAGGAGTGAAGGTGACAACCTTACCCTTACGGGTCAGTCCCAGTTGCAGGTCATCAGTGTAGAGAAGGTCACCCTGAACAATACCACTGATATTCAGTTGTGGAAGATATGCAAGACATGTCTTGAGTTTCTCTGCAAGAGCACCCTTGTACCAACCATCGATGTCAGCATCGGAGAAGCAGACCTTGGGATTGGTCTTGTTGAATACAGACTTGGTGCCGACAAAGAACTTGCCAGTCTGAGGGTCGGTGCCGCAAACAACAGCAGGAGCACCGTCCCACTTGGTGGTGATACCAAGATTACTCTGCTTACCTGACAGGAAACTACCAGCATCCTGAAGGACTTTGACCACATCCATACCACCGTCACTGCCACGGTTCAGGATCTCGTCTTCCAGGTGTTCGAGGTGGGTGTTTTTCATACCCATATTATACAGCGTATTCTGCTGGAGTAGGGAGGGAGTGGACACTTGTTTATCCGACCACCTTAAATGCAGGATCGAGGAAGTATAACGCATCATCATCACTCAGTTGATCTAGATCAAAATTACTTACTGATGGTTTTCTATCAATAAGAAGAGCAGTGGAAAATCTATACTTCCATGGTTCAGTTCTACTACCACTTGGCTTTCTTCTTATTCTTAGTTTCAGTGTACCATCAAATTTTTTCACACCAATGGTAGATAGTCCAGCTGGATCAGAAGACATATAATACAAACCATATCCACCAATTTGAATATAGTGTGTACTTTTAGTACCGTAATAACTGAATAGTGTTTGAACCTGTGGGGCATCACTACCTTTCAAAATAATATCTTTAAAATTTTCTCTGTCATAGTCAAGGTCTCTCTGCGACATATTTTGAGCTGGTCCAGTATGAGAATAAATTTTTGGTCTTCCAGCTGAACCCCATTCCCTCTGGACGATTCTAGGAACTCCCATAGCATTGAGGAGTGATCTCATCTGCCTACCCTCTGGACTATCTTGACCAGCAAGATACCAAGTTCCATCAGGTTTACACTTAAGTCCACTCTGACCAAAGTCAGCAGCAGTATCTAATTTAACTTCTAATTTTATTCTCTTCTTTGCTTTCGCTGGAGTTCCTCCAGCAGCATTAGATGATGGTGCTACCTCCAACATCAAATCTGGAAGATCATTAGCAGCTCCAGCAGGAACAAAAGATGGTGGAACTAAACCAATCTGTTTGTATTGGTAATACAGTTTATCTTCATACATGAATCCCCCACCACCAGACTTGAAGTAGTGAGCCATACCTTTGGCTTCGTACATATCATAATAGTCTGGATCAGAATTAGGTTCAGAGATTTCTCTAGGCATAAAAAAGAGGGACTATTCTTCCCTCTTATTTAGAGCAAATTTTCAGTATTGTATATGGGATTTTCATTTACTACTGCTTGAATCATTTTGGAATGTTCATCTACACACTTACCCCAGAGTTCTCTATATTCTTTTGCTTTTTCTTCATCTTTCAAACCAAACTTATAGTTATACCATTCTCTCCAAAGCGCAGCACACTTATCACTTTTTCTCTGTAGGTGTGGTTCCCTGTACATTGGAAAGATATTCCTTTTCTGATTGATAGGGATGCTTTTGTTTTGTCCAGATTTCATATCCTTCCATAATATCAGGTATTAACCACTGGTCCACACGGTAACAATATTTCCAATTGACTGGTTGAATGCAGTTCACCACGACGACTTGGAAAAATGCTACCACATGAATCCAGACCGTATACATTACTCTTCGTCGTCTAGAAAGTTTCCAAACAATCCACTGCTACCAGGTTCACGATTCTCTAGTTTATCTAGGATATCATCAGCGTGTTGCATTGTTGCAATCTGTTTGATCATGTCTGCAATTGCAGTGCAGACCATTGGACGTTCTTGCCTAGCAGCAAAGGAAAGAGCATTTCTCAGATGAGATTCTGCTTCTTCCAAACTAAATTTTACTGAATCAGACAGTGCCATCAGTTACTTCCTCCAGATGTTTTTCGATAGATTCTATCACTTCACGGACAACGACAATCCGATCAGGCACACACTTTGGATCTTGTGTGAATCCTTTCTGTGTTTCCACCAACGCTTCATGAACCAAGAAAGCTTGAATGGGTGAAAGTTCTAAGTTGAATGTAGTCATTTGCTATAAGTGTCGTAATTTAATTTATCATCAATTTTCTTTTGGTCTCTAGCATCATCGACCAGTTTAACTTTGTAAATGGTTTTACGAGCAAACTTTTGATCGAGTTTTAGTTTACCAAAATACAATGCTGCGATCCAAACGGTGAAAAGAAACCCGTCGAACCAAGTCATTGTGTTCCATGCTTCTACTGCAGCGTCCATCAGACATCTCCTTCTTTACGGTTTTCAGAATAGTGAGCATCAAACTCACCACCAGGATAACGTGCTTTGAGTTTATCAATATTCATCTGCACGATTTCATCAAGAGAGATATCAAGACCCATACATGCCTGCATAACATACCACATGATGTCACCCAGTTCACGCTTCAGGTGAAACAGGTTATCTTCGTTGACAGGTTTGCCTTGGAAAATAATCTTCTTAATGATTTCAGTAAACTCACCTGCCTCAGCACACATGCCTACAGAAGCAGTAAGCAATCGCTCGACAGGAAAGTTGTCTTTTTCGATGAGATCGACAACTCTTGCACCGAAATCGTAACTGTCTTTACTTTCTTTTGACGTGACGGCATTGACAAACTCTTTGTACTTTTCGTAATCAATCATGATAAGTGGGAATAAATGGTTCTTGTTGGGAATCAGGCAAGTATTTTTCTTGCTTTGGTTCTATAAGATCGGGGTGTGGAGCATAGAGTGGTCCTTCATAATCTCCTGCAAATTCAACTCCGTCCCAAGTAACAACTTCGCTAGTAGGGAGTTCTTTGGGGATTTCAATATCAACTACAGGACCCATCAAATGATTTGTGCTTTTCACATACTCTCTATTTTCAGGATCGTAACTGACCAGCATGATGGCATCACTTTCCCACCCACAATCAGCAATCTTCCTGCCATCTTTTTTTGAAATTACTGAGTAATAAACAGCAGGGTTATACTTTTTTAACATTAGAAGTTTAGTTTAGCAAACTTATCTTTAAGTGGTGTCTCTTCATTGTATTCGATTTCATCACCCCTGTCAAGGATATCATCTTGCGCTGATTGTTCACAATCATACAGACGCATCTTTGCCCTATCAATGCCAACAACAAATCTCTTGAAGACACTAAGGTCATTATAACGGTTTTTCAACTGTTTGACCATGATTTGATTTAGTCCTTCCAACTCCTCGGTGCTAATAAGGGCAAACATAAGATCAGCAGTAGCAGGGAGACCAAAGGACTCAGAAGTGTCAGTAAGGTCAACGTCACTGCTACTATAACCGCTACGAGTGGTCTGGGTGGCAGATATGATAGGGACCTCGGCTTCGCAAGCCAATCCTCTAAGCTCTTCTGCAATAGACTTAATATAGCTATATGAATTGACAGAACCAAGTTTGCTATAGCGGGAACTAGCACAAATATTGAGATAATCAATAAAAATGATGTCTGGTTTAAATGACCGCTTAAGTTGAAGTTCATTCAAAAGTGCTCTGAAGTGACCTTCATGAGCAGCAGCAGTAGGGTACTCTTTAATTATAAGAGTTCCCTGAGTCTTCTTGGTAAGGTTGGTTACCTTGCTTTCAAACATCTGTTTTGGAAGGTCACCAATATCCTGAATATTTACGTTAAGGAGATTAGCGTCAATTCGTTCTGCAATTTTTTCTTCAGCCATCTCAAGCGTGATATAAAGCACATTCTTCCCCTGTAGTAGGACGGAAGATGCGACATGGCACATAAAGAGACTCTTACCGACACCAGTGCCAGCCAAAGCAATGTTAAGAGTTTTATTCGGGAGACCACCCTTTGTAATCTTGTTAAAGAATTCGAGATCAAAGGGAATCTTGTCTTCTTTCTGGTGATAGAAATCATATCGTTCCTCATAATCTTCCAAGTAATCATGACCAACGTTGTTGTCAAAACAGACCGCTAAGGCATCCTGAAGAATTGTTGGGATAGCATCCCTACTCTTCTTCTCGTCACCACCATCCGCAATACGGATAGACTCCATCAATGCCAAATAAATGGCACGATCCTTACACCACTTCTCTGTGCTATCAAGCAACCAACTCTGATTAATCTCTTGTGGAACTAGAAGACTTACAATCTTCAATGCATCAGAGTATTCATCCTGAGTCAAATCAGTTCTATTCTTAATCTCAATAGAAATAATTTCCTGAGATGGAAGCTTATCATATTTTGCAATGAACTGTGAGACCTCTTCAAACAAGACTCTCTCAATCCTATTGTCAAAATAATCTGGTTCAATATGAGGCAGAACCTTTCTCAGGTATTCTTCATTGTAAATCAGATTAGTAAGGATTGTACTTTCGATTCTGTCCTTCATAGGTAATGAAAATAACCACTAACGATATACTTGTCTCCGCTCACTGGGGGTAAACCAGAATGTGGAAACATCCAAAGAGGAGGAAATACGACCATTCTACCACTCTTTGGTTTGACGTGGTTCATGTCACCATTATAACCACTAAAGAGAGTTTCACCACCTTCATCAACATCATTCAGATAGATGAAGAAAGCGAGATATCTCTTGGCAGATTTGTAATCAGCAACGTCTACATGCTCATCAAATCTTTCCTTGCCACCAGGAACATATTTTTTTATGCGAAACATTTCCCAAGAATGTTTCTTTGGTAGAAACTTGATTCTTAGATCTTCTGCATACTTTTGAGTATGTTCTTTACATGCACTAGCAAGTTCTTTTGAGAATGGATGAGAAGCTCCAAGACTTTCTGTAAGATTATATTGAGTAAAAGTAGGAAGTCCTCCATGATCTACTGGATCATGAAAGACTTTATTTGCCTCAAAGAAACTAACTAGTTTCTTACAAAATTCTGTATCTAGAGCATCATCATATACTCTAACGTAATCAGACAGAAGCTCCATAAGCAAACTCCTTCTGTGCAGTTTCATCAAGTGCCTGCATTACTTCTGCAGTAAAATACTTTTCTGGTTCGGCAAGGATTTGTTTTGCATAGAGTTTCTTACCATCAATTTCATATCGTCCTGCGACGTTCTTCCAAAGTCCGCCAACCTCACCGAGTTCAAGAAGACCGTAATAACGATCAAGACCACGCTCATCGTAATAAAGACGCACTTCCACATCTTGGTTCTCCTTGCTCAGACGTGACTTAGCAGTCTTTGCCTTGATAATGTTTCCGACGATATCTGTTCCAACTTTTTCTTTTTTCTTGCTGAGATATATGATGGTAGAGGCAGCATACTTAAGACCACTACCACCACCCATCTCTTTAGTAGGAACATAAGAACCGATGACATCATAAGTGTGGTTCGTGACAATCATAGGTATGTTAGCCTGTCCCAACTTCAATGTCAACATACGAAAGGCACCTTTGACCAGTTGTGATTTTGTCATATCACGAACTTGCTTATCGTTCAGAGCATCGGTAATCTCCTTCTCGGTAGACAACATGCCAAGAGAATCCAACACAAACATACAAGGTTTGCGTTCGTCAGCATCTTTCTTCAGATAGATATCAACCGCTTTGAGTGCCTTGGCACGAAACTCTTCAATGGTAACAACATTGACTACGACAACCCTGCTAAGGTCAATGCCTCTGGACTCAAGTAATCCCTTATTAACAGCTGCCTCAGTATCAAAATAGAGACAATAACCATCGGGATTGGAATCGAGAAAATTCTTAACCACGGCGAGACTGAAGAAAGTCTTTCCAGTAGAAGACTCTCCAGCAATAGCAGTAATCTTATTCCTAGATACACCACCAAATACACTACCTGATACGAGTGCATTAAAAATGTACGAACCTGTGTCAACAAATTCTTCATTCTCTTCAATGTCTGCTGCTAGTTTGGTGTATTCATCACCAATCTCTTTTACAATATCCTTTAGAAAGTCCATCAAATAACAAACCCAAACTGTTCACGAATAATTTTCTTATAAGGACCACCAGGATTTTCTTCACGAACTTCTTTGATGATCTTTAGTTTCTGATAAAGAGCAGCGTCACCACCCAGTCGCAATGCACTTACAATAGTTGCGAGTTCCTCATCATTAATAGGCAAATCCATCAATGCCACCTCAATGTCTTTAGGTATTCTAGCACATTCTCACGAACATCCATCAATTCATGGAAACATTTTTGATTGTGAGCGCAGGCTCTGAGAGTAGGATCTGGTTCAATAACAGACTCAATGAAAATATCAAGACCTCTGTTCCACTTGTCTTGTTTAGTTTCACCATCTGGGATAGTGTTTTGGTCTTTCATGCGAAGAATAGTTCGAGGTTTACAGTCTTCTCAATGTTCCATCCGATAACATCAAGAATAATTTTTAGAGGATCTAAGAAAGATTTTTCAAATTGCAATTCGTAATCTATATACTTGTTCAGATCCAGTTCTTTAGGAAAGTCTTGAATGAATGAAATTACATTCTCATGAATGGGGTTTGGACTTTTCAAGTAGCAGAACTTGATCTTCTCACCGTTATCAATCAGGGAGTATTTATTTGTAAGCTTTCTCTCTTTGATAAGGTGATTGAACATTAAAGCACCACGACAATGGATAGGAGTTCCCTTCACATAAATGCTACTGCTACTCTTATACTTCTGAACATCAGAGACCGATCTAGGAAAAGAAACGTCCTCTGGTGGGAGCGATTTGAATTTAGTTCTACACTTATCAATATAATCAATCACATCATCTTCTGTGCCCGTCATCATAAGTTTCAGGGCTTCCTTAATCATAACACGACATGCAGCAGGAGTCGATGACTTGACTGCCTCAATGCCCATAATCTTTAGTTTTGGTTCAGCATATGCCACACCCTCACTGTTCCATACGTTGAGAATATACCGTTTCTTGGCAGTCCAAATACCACGATCGGCAATATTCTCACGTTTCATGCTCATCTTCTGATCATACGCATTAACATACGTTGCCAGATTTTGATATGATGATTCGATAAAAGGTTCCAGTTTTTCTTGGCAGATCTTATCAAGTATGGAAACAATTGCTGCTTTGTCGCCAGACTTAGCACCAAAAAATTCATCAACGATAGGTCCAAGATTAAGATAGATCGAATCAGTATCTGATGCGATAACATAGTCCTCGTTTTCTGTGGACAAGAGTTTATTTAGGTATTCATTCATACGGTTCTCAATCCAACGAATTGAGACTTGACCCGAGAGTGTGATTGCTTCTGCGTTTGCTAGTTTGTAATACCTGAAATATTGATTACCAATAGCACCATAAGCAGAGTTAAGAGCAATCTTCTTCGCCATTTGAATGTTGTTACATCTGGAGATCTCCTTTTTAAGTGCATCAGTAGGAGTCTTCTCGTACTCCTGCTTTGCCTTGAGCATCCTTTTCTTGAAGATGACACGTTCACCATACATCTTGTCCATTAGTTCTGGCAAGAAACCACGCACGTCCTTACGATACATTGCACCGTTAGCACAGACAGCATAGTCCTTGTGCATCTCAAAATTTATCTCCTCATTAAGTACACGGTCAACGTTTGCTGTTGGATGCCGCTCCTCCACCAGGGTTTCTGGGGAGATGTTGTACTGCATGATAAGATGAGGGTACAGGGAATTAAGGTCAAAACTGACCACCCAATCATAACGCCCAGGAATCGGTTCTTTAACGTAGGCACCAGCATACTTGTCACTCTTAGATGAATCCTTTTTAGGAGGAATAACGATGTTGTTTTTCTTCAGGTAGTTGTAGATGATGGTGTCCCACATCCGTACCTGGTAGAAAACATCATTATAGTTCACCTTGGCATCATATGCCATAGTAATTGCAAGTTCGATAAGTTTCATCTTGTCTTCCAGACGGTCAACAAGTTCCACGTCAATGATGTTGTATTC